CGATATGAAAAAGTCAGTAAAAGAACAAACTGTTAAAACATTTCAGACAGGGGGCTACACTCCACCTGTAATCCCACAACAACCTGTTCAGTCTCAAACACCACAAGTTGACCCACGCACAGGTACATATCAACTTCCCGGCTCTGGTATTTCAGGGTATTTAGTACCACCTGCAGCAACAACAACAGGATACACACCGTATGGTGGTGCAGCACCTGTGTTTCAACCTACACAGTTTACTGGCGCACAGTTTCAAACAGCCACTGAAGCAACTAATCTTCCCACTTTTGCTGACACTGTAGGTAGTAAAGCGGGACAATACGATGAACTAAAAACATATATAAATGATGCGGGACAGACACTACAGATACCATTTAAAAATGGCAAGCCTATTTATCCGATACCTGAAGGCTATCGTCCTATAGGAGAGCAAGATAAACCAAAAGAACAACCTACCACTATCACACCAACACTTAATCAAACTCAAGTTACTGGTGACGGTGGAGATGACAGAGACAAAGGATACAAAGTAGGCGGCGTAGAATATGGAAGCGTACAAAATGCTACAAAAGCCCAACAAGATACGTATGGCATAACAGGTAACAGTGGCGTTAATGTAGGTGCAGTATTGGGTATACTTACAGGTAATCCTTTAGGCGCACTTGCTAGTGTTTCTGGTATTCCGGGTACAGGTCAGATGGCTTTTGGTAAAGAGCCACAAGACGGAACAGGTTCTTTGAGTGCTGCTCAATTAGGTTTAGCACAAATAGGTCAGTTTGGTAGCTATACCACTAAGCAAGGGGTAGTACAGGGGCCATTAACACAAGACCAAATTGCTGCTAGAATGGAAGCTATGAGTAATTTAGGTGTTACTATGACGGGTAAACTAGGTTACAATCCGGGTGATGCCATACCGGGTGTTCCCGGTGCTGTAATGGGTTTAAATGGTGTTGCTAGGATGCAAGATGGTTCTGTAGCAAGAGTAAATGGCGTTCCTGTATACGATTCAATTAAGTCTTTTATTGAGTATAATTCCCTTACAAAAGAAGAAAAACAAGATATGGCTGACAGAGAAGCTGCTATAGGTAAAGCTAATAAAGAGTACGCAGAGGCTGTAGCTGAAAGTGCTGAATCTGGTGAAAGCTATTCAGGTGGACCTGAAAGCATGGCAGAAGCTGAAGCAGCGGATCGTGACCCAACAGGTACATCAGGTGCGTTTACTGGTCAGCCCACTGGTATGGAAGATGAGTATGATGGCCCATCTCCTGACAGCGGCACAGATGGACCAGACAATGCTGGCGCATCTAAAGATGATAGAGAAGGGTATTCTAAAGAAGGTGGACCCGGTGGTGATTTTTCAGGTTTTAAATCCGGCGGTCTAGCCAAACAGATGAAGCAGAGTGGAATGGCTTCTAAAAAATAATCCACAATATGTTGGCTACCTAATCCCCCACCCCGGCGTGGCTACGGTTGGCCCCAACGAAAGGAAGTACAATGGCTGAACAAGCTACAATCATGGCTGAAGAAATGAAGCCCGAAAGAAAAGTTGCGTTTGCAAATCGTAAATACACTAACGAAGAAAAACGCAAGATGGAAGAAGAAGAACTAGAACAGTTGATGAAGGAACAGAAGGGTGAGGTAGAACAAGAAGCTGCTGAACCAGAAGAAGCTGAACCTACTACAGCAGAAGAGAAAACATTTAAGAAGCGTTACTCTGACTTGCGTAGACATCAACAGCAACAGGCTGAAGAGTTTAAGAAAGAAATTGAATCACTTAAATCTCAACTAAGTCAAGCTGCACAGAAAGAAATGAAACTGCCTAAATCTGATGAAGACATCGAACAGTGGGCAGCAGACTATCCAGATGTAGCAGCCATTGTTGAAACAATTGCTATGAAAAAAGCACGTGAGCAATCTACTGCCCTTGAAGAACGCATGAAAGCAATTGATGAGTTGCAGTCTAGTGCTACTAAAGAAAAAGCTGAAGCAGAACTAATGCGTATACACCCTGACTTTGGTGAGATACGTGATAGCGATGAGTTTCACGATTGGGCAGAAGAGCAGCCTAAGTGGGTACAAGATGCGCTGTATGACAATGACAATGATGCACGTTCTGCTGCTAGAGCCATTGACTTATATAAAGCTGACATGGGTATTGGTAAAGAAAAGCCCAAGTCAGATAAAGCTGCCGCTAAATCTGTAGCTACTAAGAACTCTCGTAGTAAGCCACAGGAAGATGAAACCTCTAATTACATAAAAGAGTCAGAGGTACAGAAAATGTCGGCACAAGAATATGAAAAGTATTCTGATGAAATCATGGAAGCTATCCGTAGTGGAAAGTTTATTTATGATGTATCTGGTTCTGCCAGATAAAAAAGAGTTGACAAATAGTTATTTATACGTATAACTATAGTCAGATTAGTGTAACTGTATAGCGCAATATAGTTACACTGAATGTCGCAAACAGCAAAGTCTTACGGATTACCTGAAGACCTTGGCCTGACCCGTACAGTCACACCCAAGAAAATCAGCCTCTAATAGTCTTGTGAGTTTGCATCTGTAAAATAATGCTAAATGGAGATTTAATCATGGCATTTACTACTGCTGGTGGTTATGGTAATCTTCCTAACGGTAATTTCTCTCCCATTATCTACAGCAAACAGGTGCAACTTGCTTTCCGCAAGGCATCTATTGTTGAAGCAATCACCAATAATGACTACTTTGGTGAAATTGCGCAGATGGGCGATTCCGTTAAGATTATCAAGGAACCCGAAATCACCGTTAAGGAATATGCACGTGGTACGACTATCACGCCGCAAGACCTTGACGATGAAGATTTCAACCTCGTAATTGACAAAGCTAACTACTTTGCTTTTAAGGTTGATGACATTGAAGAGGCACACTCACACGTTAACTTCCAATCTTTGGCAAGTGACCGTGCTGCGTATCGCCTCGCTGACCAGATGGACCAAGAAGTTCTTGGCTACTTGTCAGGCTTTAAGCAATCAGCTATTCATGGCGCACCTAATGCTGTTAACACATCTGTTAATGGTGCTAAAGCTGTAACAACAGCTTCGAACGGTGCAAACCTTGTCGGTGCTGAATTGCTTGCGTCTATGTCTTTGGACGCATCTGACTTTACTAATGCATCAGGTTCTGCAGGTTCTGCAAACAACTGTATTGGTATTGAGCCACGTGCAGGTGGCGCAACGGCTGCTAAGTCTAGCACTGCTGGTAACGCATTCCCGCTGCAAATCATTGCACGTATGTCACGTCTGATGGACCAACAAAATGTTGATACCCAAGGACGCTGGCTTGTTCTTGACCCAGTTTTCATTGAGGTGTTGAAGGACGAAGATTCACGTCTTCTGAACTCTGACTTTGGTGGTTCTGGTCTTCAGAATGGTCTTGCTATAAATAACCTTCACGGTTTCCAAGTTTATTCGTCTAACAACCTGCCTTCGCTGGGTACTGGCCCTGCAACTACAGGCGGTCCTAACACGTCAAACATGGGCATAATCGTGGCTGGTCATTCTTCTGCTGTTGCAACTGCAGAGCAGATTAACAAGACTGAGACTTATCGTGACCCGGACAGCTTCGCTGATATTGTCCGTGGTATGCATCTGTATGGCAGAAAGATTCTTCGTCCTGAAGCAATCGCAACTGCCGCTTATTGCTTGGCGTAAGGGGGGATTGAATTATGGCTAACATTACTGCACTTCTTCATCCCGCTTCAGGGAACTCGCAGCGTGGACGTAACCCGTACTATGTTGATGTAACAATTGACCTGACTACAAATAGCATTGCTCCCGGCGATACTATTCAGGCAATTACCGTACCTGCTAACACTTTAATTTTGGCGGCAGGATTTCAAGTTGTAGAATCTGCAACTATGAATGCGTCTACAGATGCAACTGCTGCTCTTGGCTTCACTGGTGGTGATGTTGATGAGTTTGCAGCCGCATTAGACATTGACGGTGCATCTGATGGTGATTATGCTCCACAGGTTTCAATTGATGGATTAGCACCATCTACAACTGCAGATACAATTGACTTTGTATTGGCTGGTAGTGGTGCGTCATTTACAGCAGGTAAGCTACGTGCTTACGCTGTGATGATGGACATCAGTGACCAAGGTGACATGGCTGCTAACGAAGTAGACCGTGACGCACTCGCATAATATAATGTGATGGGGCAGGGCAACTTGCCCCCTCACTTTCTTTAAGGAAAAAACATGGCATATGATTTTCTTGGACTTGTGAATGCAGTTAATAGAAGGCTGAATGAGGTAGAACTCAGTTCAGCTAATTTTGCTACAGCCACTGGTTTTTACTCACAAGCTAAAGATGCGGTCAATGCTTCAATTAGATATATAAACCAATCAGAATATTTTTGGCCTTTTAATCACAATACAAAAGAACAAAATTTAGTTGCTAACACTACTAGGTATGCATTTCCTACAGACGCTAAAGTAATTAACTTTAACACTTTTCGTATAAAAGAAAATAGTACATTAGGAAATGCTACTACACGTATCACTGAAATTTCATACGAAGATTATTTAGATAGGTATGTAGAGCAAGAATACAGTTCTGCTACCGGGTCAGGTGTTCCCACTATGGTGGCACAATCGCCAGACCTTAATTTTATTTTAACTCCAGAACCAAACAAAGCATACAATTTAGTTTTTGAATACTATGCGTTTCCCACAGATTTAGCTGGGGCAACAGACGCACCTACAATACCAGAAAGATTTCAACACATAATCGTAGATGGCGCAATGCACTACGGTTATTTATTTAGAGGAAACACGCAAGATGCGCTTGTTATGAAAGAAAAGTTTGATGAGGGTATTAAGCATATGCGTTCACAGTTAATTAACAGAACACCATATGTAAGGTCGTATATGCTTACTGGTGGTACAGGTGGAGCAAGTACAGGCTTTAATATATAAGAGGCTAACAAGATGGATGCATGGCAAACCTATCCAGTTGAGTTTCGTAATGGCCTCATAACAAACCTTTCTCCTTTGCAGCAAGGTACAAATGCACCGGGTAGTGCGAGAATATTACGTAACTTTGAACCGTCTGTTGAGGGTGGTTACAGACGCATAGAAGGATTTGATAAGTACGACAGTAATATTATCCCACCGTATGGCGCACCAGTTGTTCATGGTGCTAGTCAGACTGGCACAACTTTAATAATAGCTGCCATACACACTACACCAGTTGCTGGTGATACTTTAGAAATAGCAGGAGTTAGTGGCACTTATACAATTGCATCTGGTGGTGTTACATATGATGCTACAAATAATAGAGCCACACTAACTCTTTCAACTGCGTTAGATAGCAGCCCCGCAAATGCAGCGGCTGTTACATTTAAAACAACAACATCTAACTACTTAGCCATAGGTGTTGCATCGTGGGAAGACAGTGCCGTTGTCTGTAAAAATGCAGACATATTTAAAAGTGGTGGCAGTGGGTTTACAAAGATTAACGTGCCAGACTATGGTACGCCTCTTGTAAACGGCGGTAGTCAAACAGGTGGCACATTAGCTATTGATGGATTGGACTCTGCACCACAAGCAGGTGATGTATTTAAAGTAGCTGGAATAGATTTAGTCTACACAGTTACTGCTAACGCCACTGTATCCTCTGGCGGTGCTACAATAAATATAAACCCTAATTTAGCTAGTAGTCCTGCAGATGATGCTGTTATTACATTTTTATCTACTAGTAGAGAAGGTGCTAGTCGCACAAGATTTGCTAAATATAATTTTAACGGCACAGAAAAAATTGCAATCGTTGATGGTTTAAATGAACCTGCGCTATATGACAATACTACGTTCACTGTTTTAACAAGCGCACCCACAGATGTTATAGGGGCAACATTCGTAGCAGAAGTTAAGAACCATTTATTCTTTGCCAAAGGTTCTATCGTAACATTCACTGCACCTTTTACCGACACAGATTTTTCTGCAGCAAATGGTTCTGGTAATATTAATGTTGGTGGCACAGTAACTGCATTAGCTGTATTTAGACAACAACTAATTATATTTACAGAGTCTAGCATACATCAGCTAACTGGTAACACAATTGCAGACTTTACTTTACAACCAATAACCGTAGACATTGGATGTATTGACTCTGACACAGTGCAGGAAATTGCTGGCGATATTATGTTCCTTGGTCCTGATGGACTGCGCTTATTAAGCGGAACAGATAGAATAGGAGACTTTGGACTAGCATCTGTATCAAAAGCAATTCAAAGCACCATGACAGGGTTTGTTTCTGCTAATACCTCTTTTAGTAGCTGCGTTATAAGAGAAAAATCACAATACAGATTGTTTGGTTTTAATAACAATATTACTAAAGAAAATGCACAGGGTATATTAGCAACACAGTTTGCACCTCAAGGTGGTGAGGGTATGGCTTGGGCAGAGACACGTGGCATACGTGCGCATGTTGCAGATAGTAACTACAATCAAAATGTTGAGGTAGTGTTATTTGCTAACGATGATGGCTTTTTGTACCAGATGGAAAGTGGTAACTCGTTTGATGGGCAAAATATTAAGACAACATTTGCTACACCACATTTACCAGTAAGTGACCCACGTAGACGTAAAACATTTTACAAACTGTTTTTATATACTGACCCTCAAGGAAGTGTGCAGTTTACAGTAAGTTTAAAATTAGACTTTGATAGCCAAGGCACAATACAGCCAGCACCAATAAGTGTACAAAATACACAAGGCACAGTTGGATTTTTTGGTACAGGCACATTTGGCACAACACGTTTCGGAACAAAGCTACTGAAATTATTTCAGACACAGGTTGTAGGTTCAGGCTTTACTGTATCATTTCAGTTTGAATCAGATGACCAAAACCCACCATACTCAATAGACGCTTTGACTCTTGAATATGGATTAAACGATAGAAGGTAAAAACTATGGGAACAGGCTACACTAGAACCGATACCATTAACAATATCGCAGATGGTAACATTATTAACGCCTCAGACTTTGATGCGGAATATGATGCCATTGAAGCTGCTTTTAATAGCAGTTCAGGACACACGCATGACGGGACATCTAGTGAGGGTGGCCCCGTTACAGTGCTTGGCCCTGCACAAGACTTTGTAGCCAGCACAACAGAAATAAAACCTAAGAGTAATAATACACTTGATATAGGAACTACTGGCCTAAAGTTTAAAGATATGCATTTAGCTGGCACAGCTAATCTTGTAAACGTAACTACCACTGGTGATGTTACTCTTACAGGTGCAGCTAACAATGTAGTGTTTGATGCCAGCGACAACGCACTAGAGTTTGCAGATAATGCCAAAGGTGTGTTTGGTGCGGGAGATGATTTACAAATATATCACGATGGTACAAACAGTTATATAGAAAATAATACAAATGAATTGTTCATACAGGGTGATGGTATTACACTTCGTAGTGATACAGGCACAGAAACTTATATTGCAGCAGATGTAAATGGTGCCGTAGAACTATATCACGATAATAGTAAAAAACTTGAAACAACAGCAACAGGTATTACTGTTACTGGTAGCATAGCTATGGATGGTTTGCATCTTGATGATAATGAAAAACTTACGCTTGGTAATAGTGCGTCTCCCGACTTAGAAATATTTCATAATGGTAGTAACAGTTTTATTTCTGACACTGGCACTGGTTCTTTAGTAATAAATGGTACTCAAATAAATATTCAAAACGCTGCTAATGATGCGGTTCTTGCTGAATTTATACAAGCGGGTGCTGTAAATCTTTATCACAATGGCAATGCTAAATTTGCTACAGATGCAGATGGTGTAAATGTAACTGGTCAGGTTGACATTAGCACAGACTTAAATGTAGGCGATGATGTGAGCCTAACGTCAGATGCTGCAGTAATTAATCTTGGAGCAGGTAGTGAAGTAAATATTACACACGTACACGATACTGGTATACTGCTTAATGTAGAAAACGCAACAACTAATGCTGTAACTGATGTGCTTAAACTACAAGCACAAAGCAGTGGTACACCCGCTGCAGGTATTGGTACAGGTATTGAGTTCTCTACAGAAACTGCTGCAGGAACTCTTGAGACAGGCGGTGTAATTGAATCGGTAACAACTGGAATTACACCTACATCTGAAGAGTTTGACATGGTATTTAAAACTATGTCATCTGGTGCTACAGCAGCAGAGCGTCTAAAGTTAAATGGTAGTGGTGCTACTGTAGGTAATATAAATCTTAATGCTAATACACTAAGCAGCACTAATAGTAATGGCAATGTGGTTATAGCACCTAACGGAGATGGAGAGGTCCAGTTAGATGCAGACACTGTACGTATAGGTGACAACAACGCTAACGCAACAATTACCACAAACGGCACGGGTGACTTAATACTAAATACTAATGCAGGCTCAAGCTCTGGTTCTATAACTATAGCGGATGGCTCTGCAGGTGACATTACTATTAGTCCTGATGGAACTGGTTCAGTTGATATTAAGAAACTAAAGATTGCTTCTGGCTCAACAGCCATTACATCTATTCTTGATGAAGATGACTTTGCATCTGATAGTGCCACAGGTTTGGCTACACAACAATCTACTAAAGCATACATAGCAACTCAAGTAGCAGGCATCGGTTTTAGTAGTGGTATTACAGTAACAGGTGGTGACTCCTCATTTTCTGGGGGAAATGTAATACTTGGACAAAATGGGGCAGTTGTATTTGAAGGTGCAAGTGACAACACTGAAGAAACAACACTTACAGTGGTTGACCCAGATGCAGATAGAACAATACAACTACCTAACGCCTCTGGATTTGTTGCGCTACTAGCTGCAGCCGATACAGGAACTATAAGTGCCACATCTACAGAGTTAAGTATTATGGATGGTGGTGCAGCTACTAGCGATATTACGCTAGCTTCTACAGACAATATAGTAGTGAATGATGGTGGAACAGGTGGCACAATGAAACAGGTGGCACTTTCTAAAGTAACATCTTTTATGACAGCGCAAGGGTTTAGTTCAGATGACCCTACCGCATTAGCAATAGCACTTGGATAAAAAGTGCTTGACAAAACATTATGATTGTGGTATAATTATAGTGTTATAAGCCTTAATTAAAGGAGAATACAAATGGCAAACGATGCCTCAGTAACCGTACAGGCAACGGTATTGCCTGATGAGATTGCAAAAGTAATCTCTGGTTCTCTAACAGTAACACCAGCAGATGCTGATGATAAATGGTATTACAAAAAAACTAGTGTTACAAACTCAAGCACAGACTTAATTGACGATGCAGCTAAATACATAGAGTATACAGCGAGAGCAGATGATGCTCTTACTACTGTTGCTGCTGGTGACAAGGTTAAGTTTTTACTGGTTAAAAATACAGACACGACTAATGATGTTTATATAGTTGCAGATGATGGTGCTGCAGCAACAAGTGCAGTTGACGCAATCAAAGTTGCTGCTGGTCAGATGTGCTGTGTAAGTTTACCTAATACAGTAGTTTCTAGTCTTCATGCAATAACATCATCAGGCACAGTAACTTGTATAGTGGCTGCTTTGCTAGAAGATGTGGCATAAGGAGTAGGTCATGGCTAATACTTTTAAAGTAAAAACCTTCGATGGCTCTAGCACAGGGGCTAACGTGCCAATGAATGTATATACTGCAGATGCTAGTCAGACAGAAGGAACTTTGACTTCTACTGTTGTTATTGGCCTGACCATTGCTAATACAGCCAGCAGTCAAATACTTGTAGATATTAAACTGGCTGCTGGCTCTACTGTATTTTTAGCAAAAGATATTCCTATTCCTTCTTCGTCATCTTTTGAATACATGGCGGGTAATAAGATTATCATGGAAGATGGACATAGTTTAAGTGTCATCTCAGATACAGCCAATAGTGCTGATACAACTTTGAGCATCATGGAGATTACAGCCTAATGCCATATATCGGTAACACACCTGCAGTACTAACCACCGCCGTTGAATACCAAGACCTTACTGGTGTAACAGGTGTACCTGCAAAACGTGGGTACACGTTAGACCACTCTGTTGGTAGTGCAAATGAAATTGAAGTATTTGTAAATAACGTCCGTCAAGAGCCGGGTGTAGCGTATACTGTGACAGGTGGCACAGCTATAACAATGACAGGTGATGTAGAAACTACTGATGATTTCTATGTTATATTTCAAGGCAAAGCTATTGGCACAACTACTAGTTCTGGTGGTGGTGGCGGTGTATTCAAAGGTGACAATGGCACAGTTAATGGTGGCAAGGAAGGTGATATCTTTCGTGTGCATCAGCAACAGCTAGATACAGACACAACCATTGATGCAGATGAAAATGCTTTGGCTGCAGGTCCACTTACTGTAGCAACAGGGATAACACTGACGGTGACATCCGGCGGTAACTTGGTGATAGCATGAGTGAAATAAGAGCAAACACAATATCTGCAGCGAATGGCACTGGCCCAGTTACGCTGACTAAGCAAATAGCTGTGAAGTGTTGGATTTGCCTAACAAATACAGGTGCTGGAGATGTAGTTGTAAAAGATAGTTTTAACGTAAGTTCAACCACCGACACTAATAGTAATGACACACAAATAGATATGACTAATGCTATGAGTGACGCAAACTTTTGTGAATTAGGAACACATGGTGGTAGTTCAGGCCAACAAGATAGATTTATAAGTTTTGTGGATGATAACAAAACCGCATCAAGAATGTTTCAAACAGCAGATGATGTAGGCACTGGTGACGTAGGTGTAGAAGAAGTTAATTGCTGTGCTATAGGAGACTTAGCATGAGTGAAATAAAAGTCGATAACCTCACAGGCAAGACCACTGCTAAAACAGTCACAGTCACTGTTGGTGCTAGTGTTACACAGTCTATGGAACAAGGGCTGGCAAAACTAAGATGTAGATTTGACCAAGATGCTGAAACTTTAGCAAGTGGTGATTTAAATGTTAGTAGTGTTACTGATTTTTCTACCGCTGGACTCTTTACAGTTGGTGTAACATCAGCATTTAATGATGCTTTATACTCAATATCAGGTATGTCATCTTCAAACGGGTCAGGCAATGTTATTGGAATTTTGACTAAAAAGAACGCACAAGATGATTACAGCACCACTGCTATTCCTTGTGCCACTGGACTTGCCTCTAATAGTTTTGCAGACATTGACAGAAATAGCATAATTGTATTTGGAGACTTGGCATAATGGCTGGAAAAATTGTAGCAGATACTCTAGAACATAGCACCGCTGGGTCAGTATCCACACAGTTCGTTAAAGAGGGTGCTGTAAAATGTTTTCTGGTTCAAAGCGGTGGCACACCCACAACGCACGACAGTTTAAATATTTCCTCTGTTACAGACCAAACAAATGCTGGAGTTTTTGTAACTGCTTTTACTAATGCGTTTGATAGTGTTTTTTACCGGGGTTCTTACCAAGGTGGTTCCATCGTTGTCTTTGAGGCAAGAAATACGACAGGTCAAGTTGCAAATGACGCTTTTGGTGGTAGAACAACATCAAGTTGTATAACAGCAGACATGAATCATGACGGTAGTCGAAATGATGCTGACGAACAAAAAATGTGGTCTGGAGATTTAGCATAATGGATACACCACAGTTTCAAGGCACACACTTGTTTGACCGTTTGTGCTGGGCAAAAGAAAACTTAAATGGTGTGCAGTCAGACTATCGTGTAGTGTATGAAGAAAGCATAGACGAAAATGCTAAAGTACTAATACCTGACCCTAATTGGATGGCATGTGCGTTACAAGGCGGCATCTTACCACCTGTGTGGGTTTATTGGGAACTGGCTAAAGACGAAGCACAACCCGGCTTCAAGAAGCACACTCGTGGTTATCTATTGCACCAGACAGAACCAATGCCAGCTATGACAGAAGAAGAAGCAATAGAATACCTAATTCAAAAAGATGTACCACAACATGTGTGGCAATCTTGGAATAAGGGCAACAAGCCCAAGATGGTAATTTGTAAAAAGGAACAGTTACCACAAACACGGGAATGGCGCAGTGCGTGGCGTATTTCTGATGATTTAGAACTAGCAGCATAAGGAGTAAATCATGGCTGTAACAACATATATTGTTGACAAGGACGGTAATCAGATTGATGCCTCAACTGCTACTGTTCCTGCCAATAGAGACTTTCGTGGTGCATGGTCATTGTCTGGAAAAGTAATTACAGAAGACCTAGCCAAGTCAAAAGAAATTTTTAAAGATAAAATTCGTAAGGCACGTGCGCCTTTGCTCGACGCAGAAGACGTAGTGTATATGAAGGCATTAGAAGCTGCTGATAGTGATGCACAGGCTGCTTCTGTGGCTAAGAAGAAAGCATTGCGTGACGCACCTGCTGCAAAAGCAATCACGGACGCAGACACAATTGCAAAATTAAAAGCGGCTTGGGATACAAGTGTGCTTGGTGATAGCCCATACTCATAAGAGGTAGTAATGGCACTTTCCAAAATACAATCTGAAAGCATAAACCTTGCTGATACCTTTGCGTTTACTGGCACAGTTAGTGGCGCAGGTAGCCAAGGTTTAGTTCATTTAGAGACACAAGAAACTTCAACTGCGGTTACAGAAATGAAATTTGGCTCAGATGTGTTTAATACGACGTATGACAGATACGTTGTTAAAGGTCGTGTATTGCCAACAGCAGATGCTAATGATTTGCAATTTAGGTTTATGAACTCTTCTGAAACAGACTTGACTGCTTCAAATTCATACAGAGAATCAGTAAACAACGGTAGTTCAGCAAACAGAACCAATGGACGTATTGCTAGATCAATCGGAACAGTAGCTAATGCTGAAACTGGCGTACTTTTTCATCTTGATGTTTGGTTGCCTCACGTTGGAAATACTGACTTTCAAGCAATGGTTAATTCTAACTGTTTTAGAGTTACTACTGACACTGACCCAAGACATGAGGTTATTGTCACCTATTTCAGATTTGACCAAGACACAACACAACCCGCAGGCATGAATTTTCGGATGTCTAGCAACAATATGGATAAAGCTCTTATTAGTGTATTCGGCGTTTCAGAAACGGGATAAGTTATGACTAGATATAGTTTAGTAAAAGGTAAAAAAGTTCCCTACACCAAGGAGCAAGAAGCTGCTAGAGATGCAGAAGAAAAGGCATGGGCGGCTGGGCAAGCAGACCGTGATTTAGAAGCGTTGCGTGAAGAACGAAATCGTTTGTTAGCTGAAACAGATTACTTTGGATTTTCTGACGTAGCCATGACGGACAGTATGAAAACCTACCGTCAATCATTAAGAGATATAACTAAAACATACTCATCACTAGATGATGTTAAGTGGCCGGAGAAACCATAATGACACAAGCACGTACATTAGCTGACTTTGTTTCAGGTACGACAACCATAACAGGCAATCCCACGTTTTCTGGCACAGTTGCCGGGGTTAGTGGTGGTTTTGCATTTATCAAAAAAGTTACGCTAAATAGTTCAAATGGACTCCACGACCTTACTGATTTGTTCAGTTCCAATCATAATCACTACAAGTTGATTTGGGAGATAAACAACTCAGTCAACGATGTAACCACACACTTTAAGTTCCTTAAAGCATCTGACGGTTCAGTAGATACTAGTTCTGCGATTGATTATGCAGTTCATGGACTTGATAATGATGGGTTAAGTAGAGCCAAAGTGTCAAACAACAAAGACTTTTTCCAAGTGGAAAATGATGATGATGATGACGGCCACAAACATTTTATGGAAATGAATGTATTTGACCCGTTCAATTCACAGAAAGTCCAAGTCACTGGCATTGGAGCATACACCGTAAACGCAGATGATGACACGACGACTTACAATCTTGCGGCGTCATCCAATTTAACTACAAGTTATTCAGGGATGCATTTATTAGTAAGCGACACAGTAGGTGGTTCAGTTAACAGTTCCAACGCTATCACTGGAATGTGTATAGTTTATGGTATGAGTGAAAGTTAAGGATAACAATATGCCATATATAGGTAAATCACCAACAGGTTCAGGCGTTAGACAACGCTTTCACTTTACTGCTACTGGCGGTGAAACATCATTGTCTGGTGCAGATGACAATAGCAAAACACTGAAGTTTACTGATGGTGAATTTTTAGATGTGTACCTCAACGGTGTTCTATTAGTACAAGGCACAGACTATGGTGTAGGTACAACGAACACAATTAGCAGTCTTTCTGCTTTGTCTGCAGGAGACATTGTAGAGATTATTGTTTACGACATCTTTAATGTAGCCAAGATTAACAGCGAGGCTGTACGTGCAAGACACTACTATACAGCTACAGGTAGTGAGACATCTATAGGCACGGCGCAGATAGCTGG